TTGTCTAGTGGTGTCGTCGAATCCGTAATTGGTGAAGATGACTTTCCAGGTAGATACTAGAATTATCTGACCTATACCTGGGGTAACGCTTTGTTCGGGGACTTCCTCGATAATACATTGAATGCCGGAAGGTTTCCAGGACGACGGTACTTGATCTTTGCCTTCAGCAAAAATACATGGTATTTTCTGCCCAGTTTTTAGCGTGTAGTAGCCTGGCCACTGGCTGTCAGGTTTAAGCGTGATGTTGTCTGTTAAAAAATATTCTAACACAACTCTCTCTATCGGGTAGCGTATGTCAGAGGGTTCGGGCACGTAAGTGCTGGTGGGTAGCGTCATAAGGATTTCTGAGCTTTTAGATTTTTAGCTAATAACTGAGCGTACATGGCGGGAAGTTCCGCGATAGGGTCTCGGGTCCAGGGCCGTCCGGGGAAACGAACGCCCTCGGGGGAAGTTCCGCCTTCATGGACTTCAGTGGAGTAGTCAACTTCCCAAGTTATCTCAAACCCTCCTGTAGGTAATAGGCGTAGTACCGCGCTGTCTCGTAACTTTCCTGTAGAGACAATATCTCGGATTTTCGGGTTACTTGGGTAAGCCCATTCAGGGGATTCGATTTCTTGACGACATCTTTCATTAAACCATTCCCCGAGTTCGACTGTGGTTTTTGTTTGGGCCGCTTCAAAATCATCAGCGATTGAACGGGTGTTGGCTATCATTAGCCACCTCCGGTTACTCGGAATATGCCGGATATGAGTTGCTTAAGGTCTGGGCGTGAAGCTGCGTGCATGCTAAGGTCAAATACAAGCTCAAAACGCCCTTCTATACCGTTGAGGGTGGCTAGTGCTTGAGATCCGTTTATGATGCGTGGGTCTAGCGTGCTCGGGGAAAGTAGTCGCCCGGATACGTTGTAAGTGGTTTGGTCAGTACCTGTAGATGACTTCCAGTTTGGTGGTTGAATAGCAAGATGGGCTATGTATTCAACTGTCTCTTCGTTGTAGTTATAGTTACCGGTATCTGTGTTTATAGTTAGTGTGGTGCCGGGTACTTGGAATGCAAGTATTGCGTTACTCCAAGGGCTGTAGGCGGCAATAGTTTGGGTATTGGGGGGCATGGTATCAAATCAGACATTGCTTAATTGAGCTTTCTTTATCATTGGGGTTTCATGGTTGCTGCTCTCCGCTCACGGCTCCAACCTCCCGCGCATCCAGCGACGCAGCGCCTCGGGCTTAGTTACCACCCAGTACGCCAGCGGGAACAGGGCCAGGTGCAGTACCGTCATAAACGCTGCCATGGCGACAACATCCCGTAGACTCATGGCTAACCGCTAGGTGGAGACATGGCGATTATAGCCTAACCATTTGGTTGTCGATGCCTGGGGAGGGTGAGGCGTTAGGGAATGGCGGCGGACAGGGCGTTGATCAGCGTGGTTACGCGGGCGTCGAGGAGGGCAAGGTCTAGGGATTCGCCGATAGAGTAGAAGGCGATGCGGGCGCTGGAATAGTCCGTTGACGTTGCACCATTTGACCAAAATACAAAAATGTTTCCGTTGAATGAAGCGGTAGACGCCTGCGTTATTGAACTATTAATCCCCCCATTTCTTTGAATGTAGGAGGATGATGTGCTTCTTGCCAATGCAATTAACCCAGTCGAAGATCCGCTCCCATACTGAACAAAATCAGCCGATCTGTTTCTAGCGAACAGGTTTCCACTTGATCCGAATCTACCAATATGCGTTGAACCGGCTTGGTTGTAACCAGCTCCAATGTAAAAAGGATACTTGTTTGAAGCTGCTGTAGTCGGTGTGGTCGCATAGACGCTTATGTGCTGATTGTTCTGCGGATCAGCGTTGTTGTTTCGATTGCTATTCAAATAGTTATTTGTTCCATTCCCCGCTGTCCCAGTCTTCCGGTTGTAATTCCACCCGCCGGCCGTACCGAACTCTGTAGGCGCAGGCCCCACCACTGGCACCAACGCCCCAGCCCGCGTCCGTGCTCCAGCCATGGTGCACGATGCCTTGATGACACTGGCCGCCTGGCTGATCACGTTATTGGAGATACCCAGATAAGAGATTGAAACCAAATCTTGCAGGAATGTCGATGCGAGATCAGTTACACCCATCTCCAGCCCAGACGTATTGCCTGCTTCAACATCAGCCGCTGTAACCCTGTCCAGATAATCCTGAACATAGGCAGGGTATAGCAGTAGCCTCTCCCTCCGCCGATACGGTCCAATCACTGGCATCCTCCTGGGGTTTGGTCGGCCACAGGTAGCGGGCTGCCACCATGGCGGAAGCAGCCATCCATCACGCGACACCGCTAACCCAACCAGAGCTTTCGCGTGTCAGCATTCGATCGAATTCAATGCTATTGGGCGGAGTCTTGGCTTGTCCATGTTCGTCTAGTTCAAGATCCCCGTTTTCGTCAATTTTAAGAGCGTCAATTTCTTGGTTTAACTCTGCCAACCTCATCCTATTGTTTACCAGTGCTTCTTCTACCCTCTCATCTGTTTCGACTACTTCCCGAAAAAACTCGACGCTTCCAATTTCAGGGTTTCCTGATCCAGAAGAAGCGAGTGCTTTTATGGCAGTAGATAACACTTTGTCATAGCTTGGATCGTCTTGTGGCCAAACCGTGCGCTGCATTTGCTTGAATTTCTCAAAAGCATTGCTTTTAAGGGTTTCCTTGGGTAAAAGATGTAGCGACCGAACTGTTTTGTAAATCCCTTGAGGGTGCCCTATTGGAGGCTGCGGCTCGTATCGCTCTAATACTTGTGCGCTTTTAACATAAAACTTTTCGGAGTCATACCCCGCCCCTTCAAAGGGCTCTACTAGAAAAAACTCATACGGCTTTTTGTGTGGAAAGCCATTGCCGTACGGCCACTTTTCTCCCCTTGTGTCAAGCACAACGCCGGCAAAATCTACGGCTACAAATCTTTTGGTACTATCTCCGGTGATTTCGTCGTATTCGACGCCGGTTTCAGGGTTGGTGAGAATGGCCATGGTTAGGGGTCGGGGTAGAGAAGAATTAGCGTGAGGACGTGGCCCGAAGAGCCAGTCCCGTGGCTCATGTAATCGAATCCTACCGAGTCTCTGGCGGCACCAGAGACCGATCCGCTAGAGATGCTGGCGGTTGCGTTTATGCTATGGACCGATGGAGCAAGGGACACGACATTGTTGGCAGTGGTAAGAAAAAAGGTTTTCGTGCCGATAGACGTAGTGCCTGCCCCGGTGCGAATATATGGTCGGGCGTCGCTTGCGCTTGCCGTAGCCATTGCGGTAGGAGCGCATGTCCACCAGGCGCCTATTATTGTAAAGTTTCGATCTATAGGTATTTCGTCTTTTTGGTTGCCGGTCGGAATACTGGTGTCGCCTATATTTGAGCCTCGTAGCTTGACGATCTCTCCAGGCACCAGTTTGCCATTTAGCAGAATCAGGCCGCCCGCTGGCACAACAGGCGGTTGCCACGCAACGGAGCCGTCAGCCTGCCGCCTTGGGGTGTCCCCTGTTGAGCCAGGCTGACCCCTGATAGTGAAAGGCCCCCAGAAATCCATGCTATTAACCTAGTATTACTGCTTTAAATTCGTTGATGCCAGGCGCAACGCCTTCAAATGTAAAGGTAACAGCATTTACCGATGTTCTTTCTTTGTTACAGTCTATACTGGCCCTGGTTCCGCTGTTTTTGTAAACTTCCGGCACAACATCGTAACTGTTAAATCCGTGTGTCACTACCCATACAAGCGCAGTACCGTCGCCAATGACAGCGGTAGCTTTTAGCTTTCGCCCTGGCCAGTTTCCTAGCTTGCCTGGGCTGATAAATTTGCCAGTAATTAGCTGAGCGTCAGTCTCGGCCTGGGTTGCTTCAGCGGAAACGCCTGGCGTACTTTCAGAGGCAGGAGGGGCAGTTGTCCCAGACGGTATCCACTGGATAGCGGTAGTGCCTAAAGTGCCACTAACGGTAGTCTGCCTCCATGTAGTACCAGCAGCGCTACCCTCGTCAACGACGGTGATCGCTGACTTGAGTTCTTCGATACTGTTAGCATCGAATGAACGAACCATCGGCGTAGACGGTCCGTTCCAAACGTAAATGCCATTTTCGGCGGGATTAGTTTGATCTCCCGCAAGCACGCGATCAACACCAGGCCGGTCAAGAGTGACCCCACCTATTGACGAACCTGGAGAGGCTAGGTTTACGTTGGCAGAGCTTTTGGTACGAACATTATCCTTAGGCCATAAGCCTTCGATCTGGGCTAGGACAAACCTCATGTTTGCCGCATCGCCCGCGTTTACCGGGTCAGGCAGATTTAGTGGCCGGTTGACATTAAGAAAGTCAAGACTGGCGTTTTGTGGAATTGGCATGATGCTTGTTGGTAGTGGCCGGGATTAGAGAAGGCGGGCCGAAAGTGCGATGGGCGGGTTTACTGTGACAATAGTTTGGTTGACAGTAGGGTGCAAAACTTCGGCGTCTATCTCTTGGCCGCCAGCGTTCAACAGCTCGACGCTAGGCCGATAGCCAAGCCCGTGGTTAATGGTGTGGACAGCGGCGGGGATAGATTGAGTATAGCTAAACCCTTGCAGCGCCCCCTCACCACCACCACCTCCGGTGACTACCAAAACTCCACCAACAATAGACAAACCACTACCCAGAGGCAGTGATGTAATAGCCCCGTTAATACCGAACAGGGCCAGGCTATCAGCGTTTTCGGCTTGTCCTGAGAGAGTTAGGCCAACAAAGGTCGGACTATCAGTTACACTTAGAGGCTGGGATAGTGATAAGTCTGTATTATCTGAAGTCGATGAGTCATAGAAATCATAGTAACTATCAGTAAACCCTACTACTGCAATAGAATCTCTAAGTCTTTTATACGCTTGTCCATAAAGAGTGGAATCAAGACCTCCGCCTAGAGCTGCCCCCGAGGGTGCTCCTACTTGAGAACCGATTTGACTAATACGAGATGCGAGAAGATGTGCGGATAGATAGGCAACCCCATCCATCCGCATACCGCCGTTTCCCCATACTGAGGCTGGAGTTTCGCGCTCAGCTTGCGCAATAATGGGGGTGATTACTCCAGCAGGCTGCTCCCCGAACTCGGGGAAGCGTTCGCAGAGGCTGGTAGCATCAAACAGCGCCATCGACTTAGCTACCTCCGGTTAGAGTATCAATGCGTTTTTGAATAGCAGTGCGGACAGGCACGCGCTGGTCTTGCTCCAGCCAGGCTGCTAGACGCTGGAGATCATGAGTGCCTGTAATGACTCTCGTCGCATCTGGGAGTTTGAGGCCAGCAATGGAGACATCATCAGGAACTTTCAGGTCCGTCTCACTGAGGATTTCTTTGACCTCATTGCTTTCCATGACGCGGAGGGCGCCTAGATCCAAAAGACGGAGTGCATGGGGTCCGTGCGGTCCTGCTTTGATACTCTCCCAGTCGTCCTCGGGGATATTATTGATCCCTTCGCGGATAGTCACACGAGTGGATTCCTCCGTTTCCTTAGAGATCGTGGTATAGGTAATAGAACACCCATCCATAGGGGGGTTCTCCAGTGCAGGGCTGTAGAAAATGTTGACTTGATCTTGGCTCATGGGGAGATTTGTGTAGGGGCCGCTGGTAGCTTATCAGGCTTTCTCCATCACCATGACGGAACGGGGGAAGTAGATGGCTACCCCACCGTGGCGGGCGTGGGCGGGAACGGTATATTCCAGGCCCTGGAGTTGAGGAGGGAAAAACTCCAGTGGCTGGGGGAGGTGCATCTCCAGCTTGTCCGGGTTTCGCTCATAGGTGATGATCCGGTCTTTAGACAAGAACCCGCCGGATTTAGAGGCAGTAAGCTCATTGATGGGTTCAATGTCCTTAATGACCTCGTTGGTATCGAGGAAAAACTCCATGACAGTGGTGTCCGAAGCCGTCCCGAGCTTCATTGTGGAGATCTTTCGGAACACATTGTACGGAACCAACATGGTGTCTGGTTGTTCTTTCATGTTGCTGTTCTCGACGATCCGGGTTACCGGTTCATTGAGGAGTTCGAGAACTTCATCGGCGGTGATGCCGGACGTGTCGAACCACTTATCAGGTACGATCTTGTCGAGTTGATCGGAATTGAAGAAGCCGCGAAGGCCGGCAGCAGGATCCCCGAAATAGGAAATACGCTGCATCGTTTCTTCATAGACGCGGCGCACAGCGTTAGCGCGGCGTTGCTCCAGGTTTGTGTTGGGGACTTCAGCCGCAGCTCGCAGCTCCTGGACGGTGTAGCCAAAACTGGAACCGTAGGATTCGACCTTGTGGGTTACTTCCTTACGGAACACATCAGCGCGGGGGAGATCCTTTGCCTTATCGGCAATCCGCCGCATCGAGCCTTGTTGGTCGTAGATCCTATATGTGTAGGAGTCCTTGCCGTTAGACACTTCACTGTTAATGGGCAGAACGCTAGAGTATTTGATGTCGGCGTACTCGACTTCAAACGCTCTAGTGATAATATGCTCAAGTTCCCTCGCGAGGAAGAAACCGTGGTTGTCGAGGCGTTCGTTGGACATAGTCGGAGCCTCTCGCGAGGATAGATAGAAGGAGGGGGATTAAGTAGTGGGGGACCTGTGATGGTCAGGGATTAGGTGTCGGCGGTAAAGGTGGCGGCGGCCATCTCGACTTCCAAGACAGCCAGGCCAGCCCCGGTGGTCTTGGTGATCCAGCGGGCACCGTTGGTGAACAGGGTCGTCCGGGTGCCGGAGGCTGTTTTGCAGAACCTTCCCAGGAATGCCCCGGCCACGGTGCCGGAGTGGTCGGTATCCCAGAACCTGACAGCATCCGTCAGGGCCACGGCCTCGGTGACGTAGACCCAGATTTGGCCCCGGCGGATGACGTTGAGCGACTTCCGGTTGGGGTAGCCAGGCCGGCCATCGGCGGCCAGGTTGCTCCCTGGGATCCCGCTCGACAGATAGCTGGCATTGCCGGAGGCGACCCCTTCGAATGTGAAGGAGTCCGCCAGGATGCCGAAGTTGCCGGTGACCCCGGTGGAGAGGGTCATGGCGTTATCATCTCGACCGCCGGCTGTGTCTACCTGAACCAAGGCCCCGAAGGGTAGCGCCGCGCTGGTCTGATTGATCCCGGTGAAAGAGTCGTAAGAGTTGAGATTGGCCAGCATCCCTTCATGGGCACCAGCGGAAGTCAGGGGGTATGAACCTTGAACCCCGATAGGGGAGGTTACTGAGGTTGAGGTGAAAATTAGAGGCATGGCCGGAGGTGTGAGTAGAGGGGATTAGCCTTTAATAGAAAGAAAGAGTCATCGCCTCTTAGAAGCAGTCAGCGGTTTCTGCCAACTATTGTTGGTTTTCTGCTTGTAGCTATCGGAGGATGCTGCAGCATCGCGCCGTTGGACACCGCGAAGGGCCGTGCGCAGCTTGCCGGTGGAATCGGCAGCATCGGTTCGGGGAGCTGGTTCGGCCTCGGGGGGATCTTCAGCATCAAGCGTGGCCAGGGCCCCCTCAACCCGGCCCCTCATTTGGGCGACTTCCATCTCCTCATCTGGGGCCTCACCGAAGATGTTTTCGTAGGCTTGGACATACAACTCATCGGCCTCGATGCCGTCGAAGACGAAATCGTCTTCAAAGGTGGGTGCTAAGAGTTGGAGAGTGTCGAGGCGGGCGGCTACCAAGGTGTCCAACCGGGAAGCTGGGATCTGAGCGAGAACCGCGTCGATGTTGTCTTCGTCGAGGTGAATCTCACTGGGTTCCCCGGTATCAATCGTGGCCTGAAGCCCATCGGCGCGACCCTCGGCGATCTCCTTCTCAGCCTCCAGGTCGGAAAAATCACTCTGCAGGGTATCTAGCTTTTCCTGCAGAGTGGAATTAGCAGTGCGCAGTTCAGTGAGGGCCTTGCTGGAATCCCTCACATAGGCTTGCACCAGCGGAGCATATTCAGGGGCAACCTCAACATCGACTCCATCGAGATTGATACGGGCCATAACGGGGTTCGCGGGGGGTACGGGCTCGGGGGAATCGAGGAGTGCTTGATCAAAAGATACCGCTGCCGTAGAATCCATTCGATCTAACAGCAACCTGACTTCTGGGCCAGCACGTCCTTTAGGGACAATGGCGATGTGGTTGACGCGGATATTGCGTTGGACACCGTCATAGGACTCGCCTGATGGTGTTTGACCGGGGGTAGGGTCATAATCGACCCGGTAGCCGGCGGAGACTTCTACAGCGTGATCGGGAGAATCCTTACGTTGGATGTTGTCGATGGATTTTTGGTCAGTAACAAGAAGCGCGACTTCAACAAAACCGTCGCTGAAGTGGACATGCGAACCAGCATGCCCGATTTGATACATCTTTGTATTATCCGCATCAAGGAGCTGCGGAGGATGATGCCAAGTAACTGGCTTCATCCCGAAGGATGCTAGGGTTTCTGGCTTTCCTACTTCCTCTTCCGGGCGGTACTCAGTTTCGACCCTGCCGTCAGCGCGGCGGTATTTCTGGAGGCCGGTGCGGGCGGTGCGGGCCCGGACCTGGAGGTAGCCCGACTCCGGGTCTATCTTGCAGCCGACGATAGGCAGCGAGAGGAAGTCGTAGCGGGTAGCTGTTGCTAGGCTCATGCACCAGTTTACGGCTGGCGTTTAGGGGCAATCAGCCTAGTAGCTTTTTAATAAAGCGGTCTCTAAACTTCTGTAATAACCTCTTACAACTTTGTCTACGTGATCGGTTTCATAAGTACGCAGCGCGTTTTCTACAGGATCCCACTGAGGAGCCCACCGGCTTTCAAATGTCTCTATTGCGTATTCTGATAAACCTACGCGGCGTGGTACTTGAGTAAGCTCATTGATGAAATCGCGGGCGCTAGTTCGATTTTCTGTAGCGAACTCGGCTAGGCCGAAGTCAATGAATTTAAGGCTTCTGGTTTTTGGGTTAAACATTATGTTTCTTAAGTGCCCATCGTTATGTACGAGGCCACTCATGTGTAAAGAGCGATAGAGATCTAACATTTGGCGTTTTAACTGTAGTGGTGCGGTGTATTTAAGCGAGAAAATACTAAAACTTACCCCATGCGTAGATAAAGGGGAGTAATTGTTCAAGTGTTCCATGACCAATACCCGGTCAGTAGCTTTGTATAGCTGAGGGGATGGTACATTATTGATGTTAGCGTGCCTTAGTATCTCCCCTTCAGGGAGTAAGCTTTCTGTGGGACCGCTCAGGAATTTATTAGGTGTCCCCCCGAGGTCGTTGTTCTTTAAGTATTTTATACCGTATTTATTAGACGGGTGGACAACATAATTACCGTAAGCACCTTGGCCCCCTAGACATCGTGGAGTCGGAACAAAGTCATCTTCTCTAATCCAGTGATCAATCTTGGATGCTGCACATACAATTGCGTTGGCTTTCTTGTTATCTTCAAAGACATCCCACTGTTTGCCGCGCTTTCTCGCCTCGGCTTCGATCCGATCCCAGTCCTCACCAGGGGCGGTGAAGCCCTTCCAATTAGGGTCGCGGCGAGCGAAACGGCGTGCGGCGGAGACGCCTAGGACTGCGATCCCGGCCCCAAGGGCGACTTTGCCGAGCAGGCTCGGGGTGATTGCTGGGTTAGAACTGGATGCAGTGGTCTTTTTGGAGCATTTCTTGTTGTCTGGTATGCCTGACGCACCGCATTTCTTGTCGAATCTTAGTGAAGCGGTGGTTATGGGCATGATTACCGGGGGTATGTGTGCTATTCTAGCGAGGCACCTGTGTGGACACTTGTCTTGAGTTTTATGAATAAAGAGCTTGTGGCCAAGATAAATGCTAATAGCGTGCAGTTAAAAGAGGCTCTACGGGCTTTTGGTGCTGCTTTGAACGAGAGCAGCAAACCTTTTGTGGAGTTTAGTCGTAAGCTGAACTTAGAGCTACAGCGGCGTGATGAGATTATGCGGGGTTTGTTCTATTCATGGGTTAACGAGGAATCATTCCCTATCGGGCGTAAGCGAAGACGCAGGCGTGCTCGGGGGAAGAGATTAGTAGCTATGCGCGAACTACACAGAGCTTTTTATGAATAACGCACCACTTCTTATGATAGACCTCGTAGCAGTACAAACCACTGCAGCGCTTGCGTTGTTTATGTATGAACCCGATGGCGGGTTGAGTCTAGAGGAGCTAAACACGCAAATCTTAGTTTTTAGAGAGCAGCTCATCAATATTTATGGCTGCAATCCTCAAATTCTACGTGTATTGGAGCACCCTTTCTGGATGCTTAATCCAGTGGCGGATCAGCCATTTAGTTTAGTTAAACCACGCTCTTACTTTTCAAACTGCCATGTTTAAGGACGACCTAGGGATAAACATGAAAAATGCTGCTTGCACTACTACAGGCATGACTGCTGATGAAATGCTTGAACTACTAAACGAGCCGGTTGCGCGCATCGTAGAGAACTGTAACATGAGGGAGAAACTGGACACTATATTGCTTGATTCTAAGCAGTTTGCGCATATACTATCTGAATGCACCAAGGCGGCAATGAATCGCGTCTATCACAATACGAGACCTAATTATCTACCTATCTTGATTAGTGCCTCCCCCACTATTGGACGTAAACGCCGTAACCGTCGCGCTCGGGGGCGTAAGCTAGCAGCTACTCGCCAAAAAGCTTGTGCTTAAGAACGACATCTGGATAAGGCAGCAAGCTGCCGCTGGGATGATCGAGCCCTATCAGCAGGAGCTAGTGCGGAAGGTCAAAGTAGCCGAGCGCTTCCAGAGCGAACGTGCCTCGCTCCTGGATCTTGATTGGCCGCCAGCCGAGGTTCCGGTGCTGAGCTTTGGCACAAGTAGTTATGGCTACGACATTAGGCTATCAGCCGCCGAATTTAAGATTTTCCGCCATGTCCCCGGCACGGTGATGAACCCCAAGCGGGCCAATCCCGCCAACCTGGAGCCAACTCCTCTCCATCAGGATGAGGATGGTCGCTACTTCATCCTGCCGGCGCATACCTACGGTCTCGGGGTAGCGCTGGAGAAACTACTGGTGCCGCCGAATATCACTGTGATCTGCTTGGGGAAAAGCACTTACGCCCGGTTGGGGATCATTGTGAATACCACGCCGGCAGAAGCGGCATGGGAGGGGCACCTAACCCTGGAGTTCAGTAATTCTTCTGGTGCTGATTGCCGTATTTATGCCGAAGAGGGTATCTGCCAACTGCTTTTCTTTGAGGGGGATCCCTGTGAAACTACTTATGCGGATCGGAATGGTAAATATCAATATCAGCCGGAACTGGTGACATTAGCAAGGGTTTGATTCTTACTTTATTGTGAAACATAATTAAGGCTATCGCAGCCGATTTCCCACACGTCTTGTCAGGCGGGGCGCATTACCTAAGTACCTATCCCAGAACTTGTTGTAGGCTTGCTGTGTGGGAGCGTTTTTAGTAAGCCCGGTCTCCTTGATCAGATCAGAGAATTTCCTATGTTCTATAGGATCTAGTTTATTCAGCATGTAGTTAATGTGGTCCATATCATTGCGTAGACCTGAAGTAGGCATGAATTTGATCGGCTTGGCGTAGCCCCAGTCGATCAATTTAACATCGCCATCCTTGACCATAACATTACCCAGGTGCATGTCTCCATGTGCGTACCCGGCCTTATGCAGCTTCGACATCTCTAAGACAAACTGCTTCGCGTAGCGGGCCTTCTCCTGCTTGGTTCCGCTTTCTACGATTTTGGCTAAGTTCTTGTACCCGTCCATGTACTCGATTTGAGTTATAGATCGCGCCGAATCGACAGCTAGGACATTCGGAGTGTTGATGCCCTTATCGTGTAGTTTGGCCTGCAGCGTGACTTCACGCAGGAACTGTCGCCGCCCGACAAGGGTTTTCTTGAAGTTTGTCTTGAAGACTGATTTACGATCCGGGGAGACGTGAATGGCCCCGGCATAACCTTTGGCTAGGAACTTACTACCTTTGGGGAGATTTTGCGGAGTTGATAATGCAATAGCTTCCTTGAAGGCACGTTCAATTGCAGGAGTCCATCTTCTCCTGTTGAGCACTCCTACAAGAACGACTCCTGTAGCTACGGCTGCGGTGGTTGTTCTCGGGGTTATGATACCTCCTGAGCTGCTTGCAGGGGCTACGCTTTTTCCACACTTCTTGTTCGCTGCAATGCCGGATTTCCCGCACTTCTTATCCAGGCGCAGCCGCGCTGCGGTCAGTTGCAATTCCATTTCCGTAACGACTTATTGATCCGTGAATCCTGGTTATTAGCGGTTTTCGCGCTGGTTAGCTTACGCTTCATTCCCGACATGCGGGCACAGAACCTCCGTCGTCTTTCTGCTCTCGCTGATCCGGGTTTGAGCTTGGAGGGGTCGGTCGTTACCGCGAGGGAGAGCTTCGAGCCTGGATGTTGCTTGCGGTAGGAGGCGATGCCTGCGGCGTTAAGGCCGCCCTCGGGGTTTTTGCCTTCCTTGCGCTGCCAGGCGGGGGATTTGTCAAGGCGGATGGTTAGAGGTGTGAGTAGTCCCACCTCAGTTACCACTAAAGAGCCTGCGCTTCTGCCTAATCAGCCCGATTTGGGTTTTACGCGCAGCGCGGCGTGTTGAAGCAACCCCAGCTTGGGCTTTAGCCATTGTTGTAGATACTGCAGCTTTTGTCGCCTTCCGTACTCTCGCTTTAGATGGAGGTATAGCGCCTTGAGACAACATCCCCCGAGCTTGTTTGTTATTCATAGACCGTGCCATACTGGCTTGTGAGTTGCTAACTTGATTTGTCCATGGGTCTGGAATGCCACCAGCGGAATTGGTAGGGCGAGGATTGGACATGCGGCTAGTCACACGTAAGTTTTTCGCAACTCTTAGGTTAGACATAGCATTTTTCTGCATTCCTCGATATTTCATAGCACCCACTGTACCTGCAGCAATACTACCAGCAACGGCGGCTACTTTAAGGCCGGTCTGGACGTTTTCATTACCAAGGGAGGATTTTACAGTACCGACTAAGCCTTTAGTACACTTTTTGCCTTCAGCAATGCCGGAAGCACCGCACTTCTTGTCCTCTCTTACACTCAACACACCACGGATATAATTCTTACTGTGTTTATTGATTCCAAGTTCACAAGCATCAAGATATTCCATAGGAGTAAGTACAGCGTCCATTGCTGCTTTAGCTGCGCAGCCACAAGAGCCACTCTTCTTACCCTTCTTCATGCAAGCGGCACAAGGCTTCTTACCTTTCCCGTGGGGGGCATCACCGTACTCGGGGGACTCTCCCTCCTCCATCTTCGAAGACTCCATTCCTTTCCCCGCAGCGCTGCCCTCGGCGGCCTTTTTACGACCCTTTTTAAGGAATGCTGCGGGGATCGGCATGGCCTGGGTAGATAGGGATTCTCCCCCTCAGGTTACCGTTGAGGCACAGCCGGCAAGATTCTATGCACCCAGGCCCTCTTTAGGTTGTAATCAGGTCGGCGATCGTACCATTGAGCAGCGTCCCAAACACTCACGCTGGGCATGCACGCAGCATAGATGATTTTATCGGAATAAAACCCGTCGTAGAATGTGGACTGGGGGTTGTTGTAGGTCCAGCTAGGGCCGTCGAACTCCGACCAAGGATCTTTGACATTGAAGGCATAAGTGGCGTCCGCTTTCAGTTTCACACCATCGAGAGCAATAACATGCCCAGATCCGGTGAAATAGCCGTGAGTGATGAGAAACTCACCAGCTTTTAGATAACCAACAATGTCATTGAGCGAAGCGGTGTTGTTGTAGATATACCGGTCACCGATATAACCACGAATTACTTTGCCCATGTTGGTAGTATCCCCCGCCGCACCAGGCAGGCGGTTCAATTTACGACGAACACCTAGCACGTCTTTATCACCTACCGCCATCGCAATGCAGGCGGACTGACATGTAGAAGCGTCAGGCTGGGAGAGGTTGAGTGCGTGGACTGTTGTTTTCCACTCTTGACTGATGATCATGACGATAATTAAGGATAAAGAGAGAAAAAGGGAGAGGTGGATGTGTGATTAAGTGACCTCGTCCTCCTCACGAGGTTTGCGAAGAGCTGGGTTATATGTATTAAAACCATTCACGAAGCCAGCCTTCTCAGCCATACTTTTCATAAAAGGAACTCCCATAATAGAGCCACTGACAATCCAACAGCTAGGCCACCCACCAGGCAGGGTGGGGGAATGTTCGCAACGGATTAGAAAACCTACGCCGAATATAACTGTGGCTACGACAGGAACAGTCAACACCTTTGGCCAGCGTATTTGCATTTTGATTGGGTGTGGCACTTTAGTTAGAGGAAGTGGCGGGCTCGGGGGGAACTGTCTTAGCTCCGGTGGCATTCTGCTGTACTTCAGCTCGCAGGGATTTACTACTACGCTTTACCTTGTTAGGATCGTAACCTCCGTACCATACATCAATCATACGATCTTCAATTTCTGAGCGTAGTTGAAGTAGTGCTTGCTGCTTATTTGTGCTAAGAGCTTTGATATACCGACTTTTAACATCTCTACTTTTATTACCAAATAAAACTTGTAGATCACCCTCTATTGGTTTATCGCTGGCTATACGCCATACCATTTCATTAGTCAACTCCTTTGAGCGGGCACGGTCCACTGTTAAATAACTGTGTGCCTCTTTCTGTAACTGCTTATCTAATAAATAACTATCACCAGCCTTAAAGTATTTTCTCCAGTTAGCCCCAAACTCTGGGTTATTAGGATCAATTTTTTCGCTAAGTCCATGAGGAATATTATTATTCTGTAACATGCGCACCGGACTGCTAGCGAACGCACGTTTACCCATAGTTGCGTAAAACATATCTCCTTTGCTGACCCATGTTCGCATATTCTCATCTGTATGATTAAACACCCCGAAAGTGGGGCCTGCTACATTAACAACTTTGACATCTCTATAACCCATTTCGGCTAGAATAGCTAATGTTTCCGACGCCACATTTCCCCCATTGCTGTAGGCTAGCATGTGGACAGGCTTGCCGGTTAACCGACGTTGTGCTGCGACAAAAGCTGCTGCACGTACTGCATCAGGATTAAACCCACGAGTTTCTATATTACCTCGCAAATAATCCATCTGCTTAAACGCATTCTTCATCTCTACAGCCGTAGTAGCCGGCTTCTGAGCTACTTTAGGGAGCATGCCTATGCGGGCTTTCCGCGTCTTCATGTCTAGATCGTCGGCACCTTGCTTAATAGGTTGGGAGATTTTGTTAGCAAAAGGGAGTATATCATGCTCGCCCCAGATCTCTCGAAAAGCTCCACCTTCGGCCATCAAATGACTACCTTGACCACGCTTAGTGAAAGTACCATCGTCTGCGTAAGAAAGCATGACTACTGCGCCTTTACTACTCTGTGTTTGCCCGTAAAATGCTGGGGTATTGTCCATACCACTAAACCCAGTATCATATCCTTTATCTTTGAAGTTGTAGGTAGATGCTTCAAACGGAGTAACGTCTTTGACATCCTTACCTAAGCGCTTCGCCGCTTTCTCGTTAAACTCACGCACCATATCCTTAGCCATAGCCTCGGCGTCTATAGCAGATCTGGACACATTTCTCCTATAGGCGAATACCTGCTGAGATTTCACCCCGAGTGCGAGCCCTACGGCTGTGGCAGCCACTGCTCCAGCACCGATAGCCACATTACGGAGAGTATTGTCCTTCTCTTTTGGGATTGCTGTAGATTGCCCACCTCCGCCAGAAGAGACTTGAGCGGCCAATGTTTTCTTAGAACAGTTCCTGTTATCAGGAATACCGGATTTACCGCAGCGCTTGTCCTGCCTAATAGTCGCAGCAAAAGCCTGGAAATAAGCATCACCGCGCTCGGGGGGCTTTCTTGCTTCCATGCGGCGGCGCTGGATTACTACGCGGGCAGCCGCCTCCGCTGACTTCTGGTTTTTATACAAAGGCTTGCCATTAGGCAATGTCCTACCCATTAGGGCTTTAAGCACGTCTAGATAAGACTGCTGCTCCTCTACATTAGTGAATTTGAAGCTCCCCCTAGCCCGTCGAGGACGGTTCATCGGAGGTATTGGCGGAATAGCTCTACCGGTACGTGTGTTTAGCTCATTAGGGGGTCTTATTTGAAGCCCCTCGAATGCACCGGTCCCCTTGAGTATTGTCAAAGCTTCGGAAGGGTCTTTGATCGGCCTACCTGCATGCTCTGAGGCGGCCTTTTGAATAGTCAGGCTCGGGGCAGACCACAGCGTATTGACACTGGCAGGAAAGCCATTAGTTTGGAAATAATGCTGGTTAACTAGATCCGCAGAGTATGGGCCTTTAACCGCCTGCCTACCTGCTGTAGGGTATAGCCGCGTAGCAAAGAACTCCGCATGCCCCTGCATCGCGTTCTGCATTACTGGGTATTGGTCTAGAGGTACGGATTTCCTTAAGCCTGTTGGCCCGTAGACTTTAGGTAAAGAGTTAATAATAGACTCGTAGAAAGTATCATAGCTTGAGATTGTCTTACCATAGATAGTCCTTGCTGTACCAATTGCTCGGAAATTGGGGTGCAGCGTACCTAGGAGCTGGCTACGGGCTTGTTCTCTGGCTGCTGGGGTTAGCTGTTGAGCATCGAGCAGCGTGTTAGCTAAGCTATGGCGATCTTCTAACTTACCTAGGTTAAAGCCCCGGTCTTTCGCGTAATTAGTCAAAGTCTTGTGCTCAGCATCCAATTGATCTGCGATCTGCTGCACCAGCTTCACGCCTGACACTTCAGCACCGCCAGTCACCTTGTAATGAGTTCTAAGAAAATCCTCCCCCGAGAGCGTTGCGAATTGATAACCGTCACCGACTCTATAGATTTGCTGTTCTTTCAAGCGTGGCGTGCTCCACATCGCTTTGTATGAGGCTTTATGCCACTCACCAAAGTCTGTGTAGGCGCTAGGACTTACATTTTTAACCCGCTGGCCTACAGCCGAAAACGGGGAGTAGTCTAAAGGGCTGGTTTTAAGAATATCAGAAGTATCAGGTAATCCGTAGTTTCTACCAGCTACTGCTCCTACGCCATTGCGACGGCGCACTAATTCAGCGACAGCATTACGAGCTTCAGTTTTGGTACGCGCACGCGCCGGATGTAGATCTAGCACCGAATGCAGTGCATTACTTACACTGTCATCAATGTTTTTACCAATACCTTCCCTGTAGCTGCGGATATTGCTTAAGATGCCGTGGGCACGAACTCCTCCCCCGAGTACGGCAAGAGCTACACCGATGCCTATGGACCCTTGAACTAGAGCAGCTTGTAGTTCTTTTTTCTTCTTAAGATCTTGAGGGGATGCTTTAACAGCACCGCGAATGACGGCTTTTCTACCGCCTTCTAATTCTGAGAAGTTGCCAGTAGTTATGCCTTTTCTAAGGCGACCGAGCCCTCTTTGTGTGCTGGCGAGTGCAGCTAATGGATCACTACCTCTTCCCGCAGCTTTTAAATGTCCATCACCGCCTTCCCCCTTTAGCCGGCAGTCCCATTCAGGAGGAATGCAGCGAGATCCACAACGCCGATTAGGCGGCTTACACGCAATGGTGTTTCGAGTCTTAGCATCTATCCTCAGTTGAATAGCTAGGAAAGTAGCCGTACGAATGTCGGTCATTTAACGTCCTCGGGGGCGGGCTTAAGCGTGAAGATCGTCTGCTTAGGTAGAAAAGCCGCTAAGCCTTTCCTAGCAGCCCGGAGCGAGGCATAGCCAGTAACCTGCGGGCCAGGGAGGATCGCCCCACCGAGCTTAATGGTGGAGTTGAGCCGGGCATAGCGCCTGGATCGGCTGGGCCCGAGCAACACCAGGCCGCCGATATCCGGGCCTGCTGCGTCGTTCCGGGTAGTGGTCCCCACCGGATAGCCCAGGCTGGCGCCGTCTCGATGCTTGAGCACGTCGATGGTCAGGCCCAGAGCCTCGTAGCTGTCGGTCTTGGGCGCGGGCTTCGCCGGTTGAGACTCTTGAGACGCAGGTTGAGACTGGCCAGGGACCTCGCCGCCCTCGGGGGGGATCGGCTGGCCGTCTGGTCCTAAACCCTGCGCCTGGAATGCTTGTGCTTGTAACTGATTCATATTGTTTTCAAACATGCTATCCTCTTGCATTTGTAACTGGGCGGATACGGTCTCGTCCAGCACAGTCTCAATACTGTATTCCGCTGAGCCGTAGCGATTATTTCTAATTTCTATAGGACTTAGCACTCTTAATGCTGCATAAATATTGTCTATTTCAGCTCTGGACTTCTGTACAGCGAGCTTCTCCGTGGCGGTCTCAACGAACACCGAGGGGAACGAAATTTCCCACGATTCTGGTGGGGTGCCCCGCATGGGACTGTCCTTAGCCCGCATAAAAAGCTCAAAAATATCGGAAATAGGGTCTTGGCAATAGACAGTCTGCCAGTCTTCTACTAGCGAGGCCCATATCCGCTCTTCAAACCGCCCTTCTTTCCCGAGGCCGCCAGGACTGGTGCCCATTAGGATTGACGCGGGCCAACCAGTAGTAGCCTGCATGTACTCAGCAAAAGGTGCGGTGGCTTGCGCCATGTTGTTGAGGGATCTTTCAGCAAAGCCTATCTCTTCATTCGCGTCTATTAAGAATCCTCCATAGGAGGATCTAGACATATTGTTTATCTCCATGCGTTTCATTACCTGATTAGCGTTACCGGCTCTCACCATCTCCATTAACCCTGGCACTTTATGCCAGAACAACGAAGAGTCTGTAACACTAGAAGATAATCCTCTAATGGACGTTTCATACAGTTTCCATGAATCCCATACTACTTGTAATGGTGCTTGGCCCCAGCCTTGTTGTTGTTGGCGTTGTCGCCAGGGTAGGTATAGTCCATCAAAGCGGCTAACTCTAGTGTGATGGATACGCATATTTGTTACAGGGCTCGCTTGGTCTTTGTCTAATTTTTGATTGGTAGTAATTCTATACATCTCGGGTTTGGAGTAGTCCATAACGGACACGTCCATGGGAAATATTTCGTGGCGTGATAACGCACATAGTCCACGAATACCACGAATGCGGTCGTAGTTTACAGGTGTTTCCGGATCTTCGTTGCCATCATCGACAAGAGCGACAATAGCGGCTCCACCGTAGAGGCGCTGGAGGCGGACAGCTTCGGCATACACCCGGTGGAACTTTATCTCTTTGAGGTAGGCTTCAAAATCTGTGATCTGGTCAATCTCTTGGGAAGCTTTCCGGCCTCCTAGTTTGATTGTAACACGATGTTTAAGGACTTCATCGGCAATAGAATCGACAAAACGCCGGGGTAGCCCTACGGAGTAAAGAGCTTCAAGTTCTGGATGAGAGAGTAGATAGCTAGTCCGTATGCCTGTTGATTGGGTTCTGTCTTTACCTGCTATTCCCATGCCTGTAAAGGCATTGACTAAAGCTCCATCTGTACGCATGCCATCAGCATCGCTACGATTGCCGATAGCGAC